GGAAATCACCTTACTTTGTTACTAATAACAACGATATGACAACAGTATTAGAAAATCCTCTTATACTAATTGCTGATAAACGTTTTAATCAAGTAAAAGAATTACTCCCAGTACTTGAAGCGGTATCAGCTCAAAATCGTTCATTATTAATTATAGCTGAAGATATTGATGGTGAAGCATTAGCTACATTAATATTTAATAAGGTTAGAGGTATAGTTAAAGTATGTGCTGTTAAAGCACCTGATTTTGGTGATCGTAGAAAATTAATTTTAGAAGATATAGCTATATTAACTGGTGGTACAGTATTTTCACCTGATAAAGGTATGAAACTAGATAAGTTTAGTTGGGATTGGTTTGGTCAAGCACGAGTAGCTACTATCACTAAAGAAACAACTACAATTGTTGATGGTAAAGGTACTGAAGATAAAATTTCAACTCGTATTGAAGAACTTAAATCACAAATTGAAAATCCTAAAGCTACATCTTATGAAATTGAAAAACTACAAGAACGTTTAGCTAAATTTATTGGTGGTGTAGCTATTATACATGTAGGTGGAAATAGTGAATTAGAGATGAAAGAAACTAAAGATAGGGTTGATGACGCTCTAAATGCTACTAAAGCCGCTATTGAAGAAGGTATTGTACCTGGTGGTGGAGCTGCTTTATTATATGCTCGTGAAGCTATTACTAAAACAAGAACTGAACTAGATTCAGATATTCATATTGGTAAAAATATTGTTTATAAAGCATGCGCTGCTCCGTTTATAAAGATTTTATCTAACGCTGGCTACTCAGAAGCAGAATGTTATAATATAATTAATAAACTTGAGCCACACCTAGATATAGTTGAAGGTACTAAATATGAAGATCAATATTGGAGAGGTTATGATCTTAAATCTGAAAATATACTAGACATGATGGATAAAGGTATTATTGATCCAGCTAAAGTAACTCGTAATGCTATTCAAAATGCAGCATCAGTGGCTGGTACAATGTTATTAACAGAATGTACTATAGTAGATAAACCAGGTGAGAAAAAAGAATCACCTAATATGGATATGGGAGGAATGTTTTAATGACTGAAATAGTAGAAAAATTAGTTTTAGTAGCTGAGCGTGTTCCGCCTGGTGATAATTGGTCAATGAAGGGTACTAAGTACCCTTCGTTAATCGAAGTAATGAATGCTTACCATATGATATGTGTTGGTAAACCGCCTAAAGCATATCGTTTAGAACCAATGAATGGTAAGGTATATGCTATTATAGAATCAATTCAAGAAGCAGAACCACCTAAAAAATATAATATATATGGAGATTATGAGTAAACAACATACTATATTAAATGAAAAATATAGACCAGATACTTTAGATGGATATGTTTGTAGAGATGAGGATAGAATAAAGTTTCAAGAGTTTATTGATAATCAAGATATACCTCATCTTTTATTTGCTGGTAAACCAGGTGCTGGTAAAACTACATTAGCTAAAATATTAGTTAAAAATATTAATTGTGATTACCTATATATTAATGCTACTGATGAGAGATCAATTGATGTTATGAGAGATAAGGTAGGTGCATTTGCGTCTGCTGGTTCATTTAAACCACTTAAAATAGTAATATTAGATGAAGCTACTCATATACTTCAAGCATCACAAGTAATACTACTTAATATGATGGAAACGTTTAGTTTAACTACTCGTTTTATTCTAACAGGTAATTATCCAGAACGTTTAATTGAACCACTTAGAAGTAGATGTCAGGAATTTGATTTACAACCTCCATCTAAAAAAGTAATAGCTAAACATATTGATGACATCTTAAATAAAGAAAATATAGAACACACAATTGAGGATGTTGTTAATGTAGTTAAAAAGTTCTATCCTGATTATAGGAAAATAATTAACAGTTGTCAAAAGTATACTGTTAATGGAGTTCTAAAACTAGATAAATTATCAAGTAATGACACTGAGTATAAAGAAAAAATACTTAATGAGTTACAAAATAAATCATCTAAATCACTTAATAATATTAGACAAATTATAGCTGATAGTGAAGTAGAAGACTTTAATGAATTATATAGATTTTTATTTGATAAATTATCTGAGTATTCTAAAGGTAATGATGGAGCTATTATTATGGCATTAGGTGAATATCAATTTCAATCCAATTTTAGAGTAGACCAAGAAATAAATGCTATGGCTTTAATTAGTAAAATATTACAAACAATATAAAATTATGCAACAACAAGAACAATTAAAGGTAAACATTGACCTAAAAAACACCCAACCTGTATTATCAGAAAGCGGTAATCATGTATTCACAGAAGGTTTTGTACTAAGAAAAGTATCTAAATTTATTACAGGTACAACTGAAGATGGAGTTATTCCAGTTCCATGTTTTTATGATGTTAAAACAGGTGAAATACTGATTGAAACATTACCTAAAGACTTAAGAACAGAATATGAAGAGTACCAAAAGTCAAGCAAGTAATTTTACAATATTTGATTGGCTTAAGGAGATCACATACAATAAATCTCCATGGAATAAGTTTTCAAATGAACAAATTAAAACATTTGAACCGTACATGATTAATCGTTTCTTAAGTATGAGTTCTGATTACTTAGAATTGGTTAATTATGTACAAACTATTCCTTATACTGAGAAAGAAAAATATTATAAAATATATTGTGATTTACTTCCTAAAAAACAATTTTGGTCTAAGTATATTAAGTCAAATATTAAACAACCAAATAAAGATTTAATAAAATATATTACAACATATTTTGAATGCTCAAGTAGAGAAGCTATTGAGTATTTAAATTTACTTAATGAAAACCAAATAAAAGATATATTATCTGATTTTGGTGTTGATAGTAAAGAAATTAAAAAACTACTAAAATGAGAGATAAAATTACAGAAGCAGTTATTGAAGATTTAAAATCTAGAAGTGAGCGTGGTATTAAAAAATATAATACTACACTTGATCAAAATAATAAAGATAACTACATGAATCATTTGTATGAGGAGTTATTAGATGCTGCTCAATATTGTAAAAAAGAAATGTCTATAATTCCTGAAATTCAAAAACTTATTGAGTTATATCCTAATGATATGGAGTTAGGAGCAGCTATAAGAAACATATATCATAAATGAGTAAATCATTACCTAAAATAGTAAAACAGATACGACAACAGCCTTTGATGGAGATAAACTATGCTTATCAACGTAGTATATCTTATAGTCAGATGTCTACATATAATAGTTGCCCACATAAATGGAAACTACAATATAAAGATGGAGTTGTTGTTCCTTCATTTAGTATTCATACTGTGTTTGGAACAGCATTACATGAGACATTTCAACATTACTTAACTATTTTTTATGAAAAAAGTAGTGCTGAGGCTGATAAGTTTGATATTGAGGAATATTTTAAAACTAAATTTATAGAACAATACCAAATAGCTTATAAACAAAATAATAATGCTCATTTTTCCTCATCTCAAGAATTAAGAGAATTTCATGATGATGGGTTAGAAATAATAAAATGGGTAAAAAAACATAAAGCTGAGTATTTTGGTAAACAAGGATGGTATTTGGTTGGGTGTGAGATTCCACTTGTATTAACCCCAGATAAACGTTATAAAAACGTATTATACAAAGGATACTTAGACTTAGTATTATATCATGAACCTACAAATACTATTAAAATTATTGACATTAAAACATCAACTAGAGGATGGGGTGATAAAGAGAAAAAGGATGAAAATAAGCAGTATCAATTAATTTTATATAAAGAATTTTTAAGTAAACAATTTAATGTAGATCCTGATAGTATTGAGGTAGAGTTTTTTATTGTTAAACGTAAAATATATACTGAATCTGAATTTCCTCAAAAGCGAGTTCAACTATTTTCTCCTCCATCAGGTAAAATCAAAACTAAAAAAGCAATTACCAATGTGACTACTTTTATTGAGGATGTTTTTAATACAGATGGATCTATAAAAGATAGAGAATACACAGCAAATCCTTCAAAATGGAATTGTTCTTATTGTCCATTCTCTTCTAAAAAAGAATTTTGTGATAAAAGTGTATCTTAGGTAAAAGTATATATATTTATATATAAAATATAGTTATGGCAAAAGAACAAATATTAACATCAGTGAAAGTTAATAATGAGTTGTTTGAACAATTTAAAGTTGAATGTATCAAACGTAAATTCTCATTACAGAAACTAACTGACAGAGCTATAGATTTATATCTTAAAGACGAGTCATTTAGAAAATTAATTCACAATCATCAATTAGATAAATAATAAGTTTTATGAGTAACAAACCAGGTTATATTCCTCAAAAAGATAGGAAGAAGATCCTCCTTATATGTGACGACATCAGAGTACATTCAGGAGTAGCTACAGTAGCTAGAGAATTAGTAGTAAACACAGCCCATCATTTTAATTGGGTAAATGTAGCAGGAGCTATCAATCACCCAGAAGTAGGTAAACGATTAGATTTATCTCAAGACACAAATATGCATGCTGAGATAAATGATTCATCAATCATACTATATCCAGTTAATGGATATGGTGATATAGGTTTGATCCGTCAATTAATACAGATGGAAAAACCAGATGCTATTTTCTTAATTACTGACCCAAGATATTTTGTTTGGTTATTTAATATTGAAAATGAAATTAGAAAACAAATTCCTATTGTATATTTAAATATTTGGGATGACTTACCTGCACCTCATTATAATAAACCATATTATGAGGCATGTGATGCATTGTTAGGTATTTCAAAACAAACAGTAAATATTAATAAATTAGTTTTAGGTGATAAGGCTAAAAGCAGAATCATTAAGTATGTTCCTCATGGTTTAAATGAAAAAACATTCAGACCATTAACTGATGAAGACCCAGATTGGAAAGAATTTAATGTGTTTAAAAAACAATTCTTTAAAAATAAAGAATATGATTTTGTTTTATTCTTTAATTCTAGAAACATCAGACGTAAACAAATACCTGATACAATGATGGCGTTTAAATTGTTTTTAGATTCATTACCTGAAGACAAAGCTAAAAAATGCGCTTTAGTATTACATACTGAATTAGTAAGTGAGCATGGAACTGATTTATTAGCAGTTAAAGAGTTATTCTTTGATGGGTTTGAGGATAATATTATATTCTCAACTAATGTTAAAGATGCTAAACATATGAATTTCTTATATAATTTGGCTGATGCTCAAATCTTACTAACTTCAAATGAAGGATGGGGATTAAGTTTAACTGAAGCGTTATTAGCTGGATTACCTATTATTGCTAATGTAACAGGTGGAATGCAAGATCAAATGCGTTTTGAAAATGATAAAGGTGAATGGATTGATTTTGACGCTAATGTTCCTTCAAACCATAGAGGTACTTATAAAAAACATGGTAAATGGGCATTTCCAGTTTATCCAAGTAACAGTTCAATTATGGGTTCACCTCCAACACCTTATATCTTTGATGACAGATGTAGACCAGAAGATGCTACAACACGTATTAAAGAATTATATTGGATGTCAATCAGTGAAAGAGTAGAAAGAGGATTAGCAGGCAGACAATGGGCTATAAGTGATGAAGCTT